GTCTTCGTCGAAGGCAAGATCCAGACCCGCAAGTGGCAGGACCAGGATGGCAAGGATCGTTACGCGACCGAGATCATCATCCCGCAGTTCGCTGGGATCGAGGCTCTGCAGAAGCTGAATTTCGACAACGACAACAACCGCGGTGGCGGTCGTGACGATGATCGTGGCAGCTCGCGTGGCAGCTCGCGCGGCAACAGCCGTGACGACGACCGTGGCAGCCGCTCCCGTGGCCGCGACGATGACCGTGGTGGCGATGATCGCGGCAGCAGCCGTGGTGGCCGTGGCGGTCGCGACGAACGTGATGATCGCGGTCGCGAGGATCGTGATCCGCCGCGCCGTGCGGTGGCAGCGTCCGGTGGTCGCAACAACGACATGGACGACGACATCCCGTTTTGATCGGGACATCCTCACCCGCCTGAGATGCGGTGAGTTTTACTGAGCTTCCCCGTTGAGCGGGGAAATTGGAGGGGCGCCCGATAGGTTGCGCGTGCCGGGCGCCCCTTCTTCGTATTCATCCATTTGCACGAATGCTAACGGAGACCTCATGGACTTCTTCAAACCCGGAAGCTTCTCGGTTCTCAAGATCAACGCCGATGGGTCGTTGACCGAGATCGAAAGCTCCCTCCCCGGCTTCCTGACCGACGCAGCTGGCGAGACCCAGACCTGCGATTGCCCGCCTGGCATGTGCCTGGGTGAGGCTGGTGCCGACATCGGCTTCGATCCCGCCGACGTGGCGATGAACATGATCTTCGACATCATGGGTGCAGCCGGCGCGGCCGACGACGAGATCGAGATCGAGATCGAGGAAGAGGATGAGCCGGTCGAGGACTATCGCGCTGACGCAATCGCTCAGCTCGGTCGCATCACCGAAGGTCTGGCCGAGGTCGCGGGGATCCACGCCCGCCTCGTTGCTGAGCTGGTGGGCGGCTGATCCATGGAGAGAATCGTCCTGGAAGTGGGCCCTGGAGCCCTAGCCGACTACTACGACTGGCTCAAGCAGTCCGCTGCCGGGGACGTTCTCGTCTACTGGCAGGGTGACCTGCAGTTCGACCGCCAGGTCGTCGTTCCGGAAACCGATGTGCCGCGCAACGCCGAGCGTCTGCGCATCACCACGCTCAACGTTCTCGCCGATCGCGTCCTTGAAGACGCGGCGGACGGCCAGCTTCTGCTCACCCAGAAGCGGATCGGCACGAGCCTGTTTGAGTATCGGGCCACGCGCCGCCGTCAGATCTATGGCAGCTCTTTCGCGGATGCTCCGAATGACGACCTCGTCCTCGCTTGAGGATCGCACCAAGGTTCTCGGCTGGCTCGCCCATGGTGGCGAGCTGGCCGTTGGCCTCAAGGGCGACCGCGCCAAACACTCCGATGTCATCTGGCAACTGCTCGTCGAGGCGGTTGAGGTCGTCGACAAGACGCCAGATCAGGAGCGCCGCTGGCTGACATCCGGCCAGCGATCTGGTGGCTGGAACATGATCGGCATGTCGCGAGGCGAGCTGATCGAGATCGAGCGCATTCGCCTGCTCTCGGCCATGAAGCCCTTCGATGGGCAGACCAAGACCGCGCCACAACGCGATGACCTCGATCGAGCGCTCGGCGTCCTGGACTGGATGCGCTGGTGCAATGCCGCTCGCCTTCCCGATCGGCTTTCGAAAGCGGCAATCGCGCTCGCCCGCGGTGGCGAGCAGGAGCTTGTGCATCGGCTGTATTGCCCGACGCGCAAGCCCAACCGCCAGAACGTCGGAGAAATCCGGACCCGGACCATTGGATACATCCAGACCGGGCTGAAGAACGACCTCGGCATCGTGCCGGGCGATGGCATCACCTTCAAAGAGGCTCATTGACCATGAACGGACTGCAGCTGCCTGCCAGACTTGATATCGATCAGGTCGTCGACCACTCCTTCAAGGACTACCACACGAAGGGGTTCGACTACCTCTGCCTCCACCGCTCGCCGGAAGAGACGATCAAGCTCTACTTCTTCGACGGTGATGTCTCCAAGCTGCCCGAGGTCGTCGCTCCGCACGATCACCGGTACGACTTCGAGACCTGGGTCGCGGCCGGCGCCAGCGAGAACGTCTGGTTCACCCGCTCGGAGACCGAAGGCGAGATCTTCAACTGGTTCGAGTACCGCACCATGCTGAACGGCGGCGACGGCTTCACGTTTGCCGGCGAGGAACAGCTCGTTGAGCGGAACCGCAGCCGGTTCGAGAAGGGCGAGTCCTACTACATGCAGGCCGATGACCTGCACACGATCCGCATCGTCCAGCCCGAGACGCTGCTGATCCTGGTGCAGTTCGAGGACGTTTATCCGCTCGGAAAGCCGACCTCGACGTTCTGCAAGGGCAACGCCCCGTCGCTGGAAGGTCTCTACAGCAAGTTCACGGCCGATGAAGTGATCAGCCGGCTTCGCAAGTTCGAAGCGCGGACCGGCATCCAGTTCGGTGCGAACGGCTCCAGTGTCGCAGCTTAGCAACGAAGGCGCCCGCGCCCACCTGAACCTCCAGTCGGCAATCCAGGTGCAGATCTCAACGCTGGCACGGTTTCAAGCGACCGTGCTGGCAGCGGCTTCGCCGCACGAGATCGAGCTGGCGCGGGCCGCCTACCTCTCTGCGTGCGATGCCGTTTTGGATCGGGCGCAGGATCAGCTCTTCGCGAAGATGACGGAAGACGGGATCGACCCGTTCACCAGGAGGCCGTACCGCCGATGAGGGAGATTATCTTCGACACAGAAACTACAGGGCTCGATCGCAAGGTCGATCGGGTCGTGGAGATCGGCTGTGTCGAGATCGTCGACCTCATGCCAACTGGCAGGACGTTCCACCAGTACATCAATCCCCAGGGGCAACCGGTCCACAAGGAGGCTTACAGGGTCCACGGACTGAGCGACGTGTTCCTCAGTTCAAAGCCGACCTTCAAGCGGATCCATAACCGGTTCCTCAGCTTCATCGAGGGCGCCACGTTGGTCGCTCACAACGCCGCATTCGACATGGGAATGTTGAATGAGGAGTTGGACCGGCTCAGCATCAAGCCCTTGGAGAACGAGGTTGTCGATACGCTTGAGCTGGCGAAGGAGAAGCATCCTCGCCGCAAGCACACGCTGGATGCTCTGTGCAGCATCTATGACATCGACAACTCGAGAAGAACGCAGCACGGCGCGCTGCTCGACGCGGAGCTTCTGTCCGAAGTCTACGTCGAGCTGCGAGGCGGCCGGCAGTTCGGCATGCACCTGGAAGTGCAGGACGACGCCGCAAAGACCGAGGTGATCAAGGCGAGGCCGCGGCCAACACCGCTGCCAAGCCGGGTCACCGACCAGGACCGCGCCGATCACTCGGCGTTCGTAGCCACCCTCGGAGATGGCGCCATCTGGCGTGACTATCTCTAACCGTTTGTTTGAATGCAAGGATTTGCACGATGATCAGGAAGCGTACCGGCAATATCGGAATGAGCGAAGAGGCCCGCCTCGCTCGCATGAAGTCGATCGGCGGATCGGACGCCAAGATCATCATGGGCGGTGACCAGATGGCGATCGAACGCCTCTGGGCCGAGAAGCGCGGCGAGAGCGTTCCGGAGAACCTGGACGACGTCATGCTCATCCAGCTCGGCAACCTGACCGAGCCGCTGAACGCCGATTTCTTCGAGATGGAGACCGGCTTCGACGTCTTCGCCGAGCAGGAGAAGGTCTTCTACTACGCCTGGGACAAGGCGCACTCGAACCTGGATGGCAAGGTCCGCCGGACGCCGGATGCCGACCCGCACGCCATCATCGAGATGAAGTTCATGATGCCGTTCGGCTTCTCGAAGGAGAAGGCGTTCGAGAAGTACTACGCGCAGTGCCAGCACAACATGATGGTGACGGATCTGCCGCTGGCCTACCTGTCGGTAATCGCGGTGCCGAACCTCGTCATCATCGAGGTCGAGGCCGACCTGTTCTACCAGATCGCGATGCTGGAAGCCGAGAAGGACTTCTGGGACTGCGTCGTAACGGGTCGGACGCCAGGCACGCCCACGGTTGAGATCCCGCTGATCGAGCGGATCAAGGTCGTCGACATGTCGACCAACAACGAGTGGTCCGATCTGGCGTTCACGATGTTGAGCACCAAACCGTCTGTCGACAAGCACGACAAGGCGAAGAAGGCGCTGAAGAAGCTGTTCCCGAAGGACGCCAAGTCCGCGGCGGGCAAGGGCGTCACCATCAACCTGTCCGCTGACGGCAAGCAGCTCATCAAGTTCGACGAGCAGGCGATCAGGGAGGCTGTCGCTCAGGCAGCCAACCTGCCGCCCCCGCCGCCCGAAGAGCCGAAGGCCAAGCCGGCGCGTGCCCCGCGCAAGAAGGCCGCGGCGAACAGCAACGAGAAACCTGCCGCGAACGCGGCATAAGGAGAAGAGAGATGACTGAACAGTCCAACAGGCTTGCGATCTGGAACGCCGTCGAGCAGACCGATCCGGATTACACCAAGTCCTTCAACCGCGGCGGCGGCTTCAAGGGCACGTCGACCAACGCCACCTACCTGGCGAAGAAGGCAACGAACCAGTTCGGCCCGATCGGCATCGGCTGGGGATACAACGTCATCGACGAGACCTACCAGCCCGGCCAGGACAAGGACATCATCCACGTCGTCCGGATCAAGCTCTGGTACGAGTGGAACGGCAAGCGCGGCGAGATCGAGCACTTCGGTCAGACCCAGTTCGTCGGCAAAAACAAGAACGGCTACTACACCGACGAAGAGGCGCCGAAGAAGTCGCTGACCGACGCCGTGTCGAAGTGCCTGAGCCTGCTCGGTTTCGCGGCCGACATCCACCTCGGCATGTACGACGACAACCGCTACGTCAACGATCTGAAGCGGAACTTCGGCGACGAGTTCGACGAGCGCCCGGCCAACAACGACAACCAGCGCGACGATCGGCAGCAGCAGCCGAGCGACAAGGCGATCGAGGACCTGATCATCAGCCTCGAAGGCAAGATCCGCGATTGCAAAACGATCGCTGACGTCACCGACCTCATGAACAGCAAGGACATGAAGGACGGGATGAAGGATCTGACCAAGGCCGAGATCGACGATCTGCGGGCCTTCGCGACCCAGCGCCTGAAGGACCTCGGGTGGTCCAAGCCGGCCAAGGGCGAGCAGGCCGAAGCGGCGAATGGCTAACGCCAGAGCTGACGCCTACTGCGAGCTGGCGCTCTGGGGGATTGGTTTCTCCCGGAGCCCCAGCGGGCTTCGGCACTGGTGGGCCGATGAAGCCGTCCGGCGCGAGCTGTACGGCCTTTCGCAGGAGCAGATCGACACTCTGATCGAGGCCTGCCGCAAGCGCATCGCCGATCTTGGCGAGATCGAAGAGGACGCTCCGGAAGAGCCCGTGAAGAAGAAATCCAAATCCAAGACGCGGCGCCGGGCCGCAATCTGAGGACGTGATGGCACACAAACTGGACTCGATAGCGAGAGCTATCAGAGCGCTGACCTACTCCGAGACCGAGGAGGTCTCCAAAGAGCTGCGCGACATGGTCAAGGGTCGCATGGAAGATGGCGACACGCTGCATTTCGACATCTTGGAGACCCGCGACTGGATGGAGCTGCTGCAGGATTGGGCCGAATACCAGTTGGAGGACAAGTGAGTAAGGCCAACAAGTCCAAGAGCCAGTGGATCCTGGTCCGCAAGGTGGACGGCGCGCTGGTCGCTCATGCTCCTTACGACGTGGCGATGTTCGAGCGCTTTCCAGAGAACGTCCCTCTCCGGATCCAGCTCGCTCAGCCTCGCAGCGGCCCAAGGCACCGCCTGTACCGAGTGATCCTGCGCATCGTCGCGGAGAACAACCGGTTCTATTCGACCGAAGATGCCCTGCACAAAAGCCTGCTGGTCGCGTGCGGCGTCGTCGAACCGGTCATCACGCTGACCGGAGAGATCATCTTCGTTCCCTCCTCCACCGCCTTCGAGGCGATGCCCGAGGAGGAGTTCAAGATCTACTTCGACAAGGCCATGGAGCTGATCAGCACCACGGTCATCCCCGATCTCGATCTGGACGAGCTGATGAAAGAGGCTCGTTCGCAATCAAATTACAAGGAGGCCGCGTAATGGCAGACGTTGTGGAAGGCGAACCGCGAAACAGTCAGGAGTGGTTCGGCTCGTATATGGATGAGGATGGCATCGTCACCGACGTGCTGAAGCGCGTCACGGCTGATGCCGAGGCGGTCAAGCGCTGGACGGATACCTGGAGTTGGAAGACGCCTCTGTGGGGCCGCGGCTTCAAGCTCGATCGCAGCGCGCCGGATCATGCCGGTTGCCTGATGTTCGCCGGCATGGCGATCCGGAACTTCTACGGCCTGTGGCATGCGAGCAACCCGCACACCGCGTTTGGCACCGACGAGGATCTGGAGATCACGGGCGGTATCGTCACCGATCCGCGCCACCCGGACAACGTCTCGGGCCGGATCATCGACCGGGTCAAGGCCGAGCTGCAGAAGCTGGTGCCGGAGGCGGCATGAAGCTGATCTTCGTGCGGCCGATCATCTGCGAGGAGACGGGGTACTACGGCGGCGCGTTCTGCTGCGTAGCCCCGTCCGAGAGGGTCGCCTTCAAGATGCTTGAGAGGCGGATCGCTGACGGCAAGATTAAGAGGAGATCCTATGAATCCCGCTGATCTCGCCACCCTCGCGGTCAACAGCATGAACGCGGCGACCAAGCTGGGCCTCCCGATGAAGGAGGCTCACGTCCTGGTCACCACGCCAAAGGGCTGGAAGGCACCCCCGAAATTCCCCCGCGGGAAAATCGTCCAATGGAAAGAGGACGGCTCCCGCATCCGATACCTGCCGGCAATGAACCTGCTGGCCTGGCTCGCCGCAAACGGCGTCGTCAAACTCAAATCCGAGGATCGAGATGACTATCGCATTGAAACTTGATGCCGGCGCTGTCGCCAAACTGTTCGCTTCCGATGACGCCAAGCTGGACCTGCAGCAGGCTGTCATCGCAGAGATCTGCCGCCGCCTGTTCGAGAACTACATCAGCAAGGACGTCCTCAAGATCATCCAGGCCGTGTTCGGCGGCGAGGCCAACACCCTGATCGACATGATCAAGGAAAACGAGACCTTCAAGGCTCGCTTCGAGAAGATGTTCGAGGCCGCCCTGGTCAACGTCAAGAAGGATGCTTGGCGCGGCGACTCCTACACCCTCAAGCCCGAGGCCAAGAAGAAGCTGGACGAGGCGCTGAAGACCCAGACCGACCAGCTGATGAAGGACTACGGCATCACGGGTGAACAGATGATCCTGGCAGCCGCGAACGCCGCGTTCGAACGGGTCAGCGAGAAGGCGATGGCCAACATCGACGACCGCATCAACCGCAAGATCACCGCCATCACCAACGAGGAGATCGACCGGAGGGTCGAAGTCGCTCTGCGGACCGCACTGAAGGTGGCCAAGGCATGAGGAGCATCGAGATCAAGCACCTCAAGATCATCGGCGAGGATGGATCCTGCATCAAAGCCCACGAGGACAACATGGGCGAACCTTACCGTTCCGGGGTCTCGATCTGGATTTCAGGGGACGTCAACAACGAGAGCGGGTCCGGCGTCTTCCTCCAGACCTACGACCTCGACACCCTGATCGCTGGCCTCCAGGCAATACGGAAAACGTTACGATGAACCCGAAATACCTACCAACCACGATCGACGGCAAGATCGACCGTCTCGTCGAGGAAAGCGGCGAGGTCACGGAGGTGATCGGCAGGGTGCTCCGGATCGTCGGCAAGACCGGCAGATTCGGGCTGACCAGCGCTCACCCGGAAGGCGGCCCGAACAACGCCGCCTTGATGCTGTCGGAGCTGGCGGACCTGAGACACGCCATCTCAGCCGTCGAGAACGGCGGCATCACCGACCACGCCAAGATCGTCATCCACGAGCCCGGCGGCCGGAATGAGTTGGTCTGGACCAGCGAACTGCTCTCGACCAAAGAGCTGCGCGAGCTGCTCGGCGACGAGGATACGACCGACGAACAGTTCAACTCCGAGCACAAGGTGATCGGGGTGTGCGCCGGCCAGTGGCATCGCGAGGGTCTGGATTGGCGCCTCTACAAAGATCCGGAGTGGGACGATGCGTAAACCTCGCATGTCAAAGGCCCAGCTGGAGTTCATGAAGGAGCACCTGCCGGCCTATCTCAACTGGCTCAATGCGACCGGACATGCTGTCGGCATCAAGATGCAGCCATGGCAGAAGGTGATCGTCGAAGCGTTGATCCGGAAGAAGTTCATGACGGAAGACGGCCACGTCACAGCGGATGGGCAGCGCGCCTACGAGAAACGGCTCTCTGTCATCGTGCCAAAGCCGTACTCACCGCAGCGGTTGGCTGGCAAAACGGCAGACCTCGTGATCGTGGATGACCCAGAAACAATTGCTTGACTGTTTGTTTGAATGCAAATAGGAAATGCAAATGTTCGCTGAGCTTCCCCTTCCCCCTCCGAAAGGTTTCCGCAAGGCGATCCCGGACCTGGTGAAGCTCAAGGTCGTGCTCAGGCAGAACAGCCTGTGTCCCACCTGCGGCGAACGTCTCGGTCGCCTGGAAGATACTCAGTTCGATCACGTCCCGGCACTGCAGCTGCGGTGCTGGGATCCAGAAGCGAAGAACACGATCCCTCCCGCCAACGATGTGGAGTCGATCTTCGCAAAACACACCGACTGCCATGCGGCGAAGACCTTCGGCTCGAAGGCATCGAAGCGCGGCGCCGATGTGACCGAGATTGCCAGAACGAAGCGGATTTCCCGGGACACCGAGGATTTCCGCAAACGGATGTTGGCCAAGGTTGATCCCGACGCGCCCCCGCCTGTGGAGCGCAAGGGGAAGAAGAAGTGGCCCAAGAGGCCGTTTCCGAAAAGGGGCAAAGATGGACCGCAACGTGCGCGAGGTGAAGAAGGTAGCGGAGGAGCTGCTGAGTAATGGGGAGATCGAGGACTTCACCCTCGGTCATGACAAGCGGCATCACCGCATCGAGTTCAAGTTCAAAGGCAAATGGTCCTCGATCCCATTCGCCCAGTCGCCGAGAACCCCCTACGGCCCGAACTACGCGAGACAACAGATCCGGCGTCGCATCAAAGCGATGTCTTGACGTTTGCTTGAATGCAAAAAAAGAGAAGGCAAAACTATGGAATTGAGAACCACCCACGACGGCATGCTCCGGGCCTTTGGCCTCCTGCTCTCCCAGGGAGCGCGCAAACAGGTCGCCTCCAAGTTCGTCTACCGCCCGTTCGGTAGCGCCATCCATGCATCCCGCCGCCTGCGAAAGCACGAGGCCGATGCCGTGAACGCCATCACCGACCAGCTCAAGCGGCTCGATCCGCGCGACGACGCCAACACCGAGGCGGTCGAGAAGCTGCTGAAGGAACTCGCCAAGCGGCCGGTCAAGTTTGTGCCCCTGAAGCTCGAGCAGCGCATCGATCGCTCGAAGTCCTATCCATATCGCTCGACGAAGCGGGGCGGCTGATGGACATCCGCGGGACGCTGAAGAAGGCCCAACGTGTCTCGATGCCATCCGGCGGCTTCTCGCTGCGCGGCACGATCTACGGCGACACCAAGGGCCGCTACCGGGACGGCTGGTTCATCTACACCGCCAAGGTGCTGGAGGAAGTCCAGCCCAACGTCTTCCGAACCGCGACCGGCAACATCTACCGCATCGAAGCCTGGGCGCCGCCGTCAAAGGCGACGTCCGAATACGAAACGATCCCGGCCGACTGGCCCTTCTTCCCGAAAGACGAGTGACTGAATGAGAATTGAGCGTCGATACACCGTCGCTGGCAGCAAGTCCCCATACGATCTGATCGAATGGCGGACGGCGACCAGCGAGATCAAAAATCCGGACGGCACCATCGTGTTCCGGATGGAGAACATCGAAGTCCCCGCGTCCTGGTCGCAGGTTGCGGTCGACGTCATGGCTCAGAAGTACTTCCGCAAGGCCGGCGTCCCGCACAAGCTGGTCAAGGTGGTGGAAGACGGCGTCCCCGAGTGGCTGCAGCGCTCTGTTGGCGAGCCCTATCCGATCGACGAGGAAGCCAAGCACCTCGGCCCCGAGACCTCGACCAAGCAGGTGTTCGATCGCCTCGCCGGTTGCTGGACCTATTGGGGTTGGAAGGAAGGCTACTTCAACGGCGAAGCCGGCATGAGCGCCTACGTCAACCGCGCCGCTTTCGAGGCGGACAAGGAGGCCAACGCTCGCGCGTTCTTCGACGAGCTGCGCTTCATGCTCGCCAGCCAGATGTTCGCACCCAACTCGCCGCAGTGGTTCAACACCGGTCTGCATTGGGCATACGGCATCGACGGTCCGGCCCAGGGCCATTACTACGTTGAAGAGCGCTTCCCGAAGGACGGCCCGACCGAATACGAGGTTCTCCCCTCGTCGTCGGCCTACGAGCGTCCGCAGCCGCACGCCTGCTTCATCCAGTCGATCGGGGATAACCTGATCCAGGACGGCGGCATCATGGACCTGTGGCTGCGCGAAGCCCGTCTGTTCAAGTACGGCTCCGGAACCGGCACGAACTTCTCCAACCTGCGTGGTCGTGGCGAAGGTCTGTCGGGTGGCGGCACGTCGTCGGGCACGATGTCGTTCCTCAAGATCGGTGACCGCGCTGCCGGCGCCATCAAGTCGGGTGGCACGACGCGCCGCGCCGCCAAGATGGTGATCCTGGATGTCGATCATCCCGATATCGAGGAGTACATCGGCTGGAAGGTCGAGGAAGAGAAGAAGGTTGCTGCGCTGGTCGCCGGGTCGAAGGCTGCCAACAAGCACCTGATGGCGATCCATCAGCTGGCCGCACAGGTCACCCTGGTCGGCGACGACGAGAGCAAGTCTGGCTTGAAGAAGGCTGTCAAGGAAGCGCGCAAGGCGTTCATCCCCGACAACTACATCAAGCGCGTCATGGATCTCGGCACGGCCGGTCAGCCGTTCGAGTTCAAGGAGCTGAACGTCGATTGGCAGGGTGCTGCCTATGAGACGGTGTCGGGTCAGAACTCGAATAACACGGTGTCGGTATCCAACGCCTTCATCGAGGCGGTCCAGCTCGACCTGGATTGGGAACTGATCGGTCGCACCAACGGCAAGGTCATGAAGACCGTCCGTGCGCGTGACCTTTGGGACCAGATCTGCCGCGCTGCGTGGGAGTCGGCCGACCCCGGCCTGCACTACAACACGACGATGAACGAGTGGCACACCTGCCCGTCCGGTGGTCCGATCCGCGGCTCCAACCCGTGCTCGGAATACATGTTCCTGGACGACACGGCGTGCAACCTGGCCTCGACGAACCTGATGAAGTTCGTCTCCAGGCACGGCGACGACAACCCGTTCGTGTTCGAAGTGGAGAGCTTCAACCACGCCAACCGCCTGATCACCATCGTCCTGGAGATCTCGGTGGCCATGGCGCAGTTCCCGTCGATGGAAATCGCGATCAAGTCCTACCAGTACAGGACGCTCGGTCTCGGCTTCGCCAACATCGGTGGAGTGCTCATGTCCATGGGCATCCCCTACGATTCGGACGATGCTCGCGCTCTGGCCGGCGCAATCTCTGCCATCATGACCGGCGTGGCCTATCGCACGTCGGCCGAGATGGCCAAGGAGATGGGTCCGTTCCCGAAGTATGCGGAGAACGCCAACTCGATGATGCGGGTGATGCACAATCACTACGCAGCAGCCGAGAACGGCGAGACCCCGTACCGCGGGCTCACGGTCAAGCCCGTCGCCTTGGACTGGGACTGCCCGCAGGAGGAACTGCCGGCCATCGCGTCCGCGATCTGGGCTGACGTCGTCAACATGGGTGAGGAATACGGCTTCCGTAACGCCCAGACGACCGTCATCGCTCCGACCGGAACGATCGGCCTGCTGATGGACTGCGACACGACCGGTGTTGAGCCGGATTACGCTCTGGTGAAGTTCAAGAAGCTGGCCGGCGGCGGCTACTTCAAGATCATCAACCAGTCGGTCCCCGCTGCGCTCATGGCTCTCGGCTACGAGAAGCAGCAGATCGACGAGATCGTGTCCTACGCTCTGGGAACGGGCGTTCTGCCGGCCAAGTTCGTGTTGGCTGGTCGTGCGGCCGGCGTCGACGTCAGCGTCGAGAAGGTGAAGTCGGTGTTCGACATCCGCTTCATGACGGACTGGAAGAAACTCGGCTTCAGCGAGCCGGAGATCGACCAGGCCAACACGCGGGCTGTCGGCACGATGACCTTGGAGGGCGCTCCGCACCTGACGGACGATGACCTGGCAGTCTTCGACTGCGCCAACCCGTGCGGAAAGACCGGCACGCGGTTCATCGACCCGAAGGGTCACATCAAGATGATGGCTGCGGTTCAGCCGTTCATCTCTGGTGCGATCAGCAAGACGATCAACATGCCATCGTCGGCGTCGATCCTCGACGTCAGCAAGGCATACATGATGTCCTGGAAGCTCGGGCTGAAGGCCAACGCGATCTACCGCGATGGTTCGAAGCTGTCGCAGCCCCTCAACTCGGCTCTGATCGAAGACGATCAGGACGAGCCCGAGGTGGTTGAGACACCAAAGAGCGTCGTCCAAGTGGTCGAGAAGATCGTCCGCAAGCGGGAGAAGCTGCCGTCGAAGCGTGTTGGCTACACGCAGAAGGCCATCGTCGGAGGCCACAAGGTCTACCTCCGGACCGGTGAGTATGAGGACGGTCGCCTCGGCGAGTTCTTCATCGACATGCACAAGGAAGGCGCTGCTTTCCGGTCGGTGATGAACGCCTTCGCCATCGCGATCAGCCTCGGCCTGCAGCACGGCGTTCCGCTGGAGGAGTTCGTTGACGCCTACACGTTCTTCCGGTTCGAGCCCTCTGGGTTCGTTCAGGAGCACGACCGGATCAAGAATGCGACGTCCATCGTCGACTTCATCTTCCGGGATCTGGCGATCAACTACCTCGGTCGCGACGATCTGGCTCACGTCACCCCCGAAGAGAGCGGGCACACCGCGATCGGGAGTGGCGTCGAGCCGGAGAAGTCGGTGGTCAACATCTCGAACGTCGTGACCGTCAACGCGGCGTCCGGGATGTCGGATGACGAGCTGACGAAGGTTGTGGAGAAGCTCAGCGCGAGCGCCCTCCCCGACCAACGGGCTGTCGCAAAGATGTCCGGTTACACGGGCGACTGCTGCAGCAACTGCTCAAGCTTCACGATGGTGCGGAACGGCACCTGCCTGAAGTGCGAGACGTGCGGCGAGACCACCGGGTGCAGCTAAAGGTCGCGAAGCGCCACAAGCGCCTCTGGATCATCGACAAGGAAACGGATCAGGCGGTCTACACGCCGCCTGATTTCGTCCTCCTCCCGTCGAGAGTCCCCATGCACGCCCTGGCGTTCGACCTCATGAGGCTCGGCCGCCGGGACATCAGCCGGATCGCTGCATTCGAATGGGAGTTCAGCAAGCGCAATGTTCACCGAACTCGAAATTGTGGAACGGTGCCTGTTGATGTTTTCGAAGCCCGGCCGATGGACGCAGCGCACGCTGGCCCGTGACCGACGCGGAAAGCCAGTTCCAGTATTCAGCCAAGAGGCCCGCGCCTTCGATCTCGAAGGGGTGATCCGCCGAGCGGCTGGCATCGAAGACCGAGGCGCGTATGCGCGCTTCACCCCACTGATCAAGGCCCAGGTCGGAAAGCATCCCTTCGACTGGAACGACCAGACTGGTCGCACCCAGAAGGACGTGACCCGGATGTTCGAGGACCTGGCCGACGAGTTCCGTTTTAAGGAGGTAGC